ATTTAGGTCTTGGTCTTTAGTCTGGAAGTACGGGAGCAAGCCCATTAGTATCCCAATCCTCCGCCAGATCCCCAGCTACCCCAACCATTTCCCATTCCACCACCGAAGTTAGGATCTCCTAGCTGTGAACGGGAGTTGGTAGCAGTATTGGGTTGACCAACGTCTCTGTTTGCTGCCGTTGTCTCAATGCGTTCTAGCAAAGCTGACTTCCTATTCATGAGAGTCTGAGATTGGTCAAATAGCTGTTCTTTTTCCAGAGCTTTTGCGGCTACATCGACCACGACATACTCATGCCACCCAGAATAACTGAAGGGCATCATATCGGTATCTTGTAAGAGCTGTGGATTAAGCGGAACGTACCAAAGCCTAAACCATTGACCACTATTGACCGGTAGAACGTAGAGATTGGTTCCCATCTCCCGATACTGAAACTGGCAGTACTGACCTGCAACGGGAGAAGAAGCCGCACCTAAGAGAAAGTTGTATTTATTTCTGTCAGCCCAATTGAACCGGCTCATACTCCTCCACCCTTGAGGATTAGAGAGCTGTGCTCCATAGGAATTAAGATCCATTCCGTAGACTTTGTAAGAGGCCAGAGCAGGGGTTCCTGCAGGATCGGGCTGTCCATTAGTCTGAAGATAATTTGTTCCATCTGGAAGTGGCATAGAGCCAAGGCCAGTGCTTTGAAGGACGAGAGGAGGAGCTAAAAAGTAGTCTTCTCCAAACTTGCTGATCAGAATGTCATACAGTTCCATGCATGACTGGTTGATCATCAGGTTCCACTCATCGGTGGTCACAAAATTACTCTTGAGTAAATCCCCTCTTAGCTTCGCCTGGTATCTGAGATAACCGAGATTGATCTGGCCAGGAGCGCAAGGAGTGATTGAAGTAGGCGAAGAAGGAGCATACCCGCTTGTACCAGAAACCGATACTGAGGCCACCTGGTAGAAGTAGTTTGTTCCTACTGTAACTACGGTATCAAGATAAGCGTTTGTGGTTGGATTTCCCACCGTGGTCCAAGTCACTCCATCAGGAGATCTTTGAACCGAGTAGCTGGTGGCTCCTGCCACGATATTCCAAGTTAAGAAGTTCTGACCGTTCCCAGTTTGCAGGACCACGTTCTGCGGTATGGCTGATAGCGACATAGTTCCCCTCTAAACAAAAGGGCCAAGCCAGGATTAACCGGCCTGGCCCTAAGTTTCACAAACTAAAAACTAGATCGTATGAGCGTTGTTGTTGCTCGGGCTAAACTTCTGATCAACCCAGAAAGACAACCCGACAACTGATCCATCAGCAGGAGCTTTAGGAATGAGAGTCGTAGTCGAAGCTCCGGTTGCACCCAAGAACTGGATCATGATCCAGCCACCTGGATATGAGCTTCCTAACATCGGGCCACTTGCCAGAGTTGTGTTCGGATCCCCAATCACTTCAACTGATGTGATACCGCTCACGCCTGCAGCGATCACTGTTCCAGTGCTTGCACCGGCTCCAGTGTTGGCAGCAACGAATGTCTGTCCAACCGTTGGGGTTAAGCCCTTCGGAAGTCCAACACCTTGCCAGCCAGACAGAAGAGATTCAGTCACAGTCTGAGCAAAGGTAAAGCCAGTGGTAGAGCCACTAACTCCGTCGGCAGGAACGCCAGGAAGTGGGCCGTATGCTGTAGATACAACCGTTACTGTGGTCGTTCCGCTTGCTGTGAAGGAGTAGACACTTGCAATGCCAGAGGGAAGAGCAGGAATCGTTACGGCAAGAGCCGTTCCGATCGCAGCAGCCGTCGCTCCGCTTGCAATGCTCTGTTGAACATAGTGTAGTCCAACCGCACCATCTGCAGCGGCAGTACCCAGGTTAGGACGAGTCCCAACGCCTGCGACACTGAACCAAATCACCCATGTATTCCCGTAAGAATCCCAAAGGGTGAAGTATTTGCTAGCCAGTGATCCAGAGACGTCGGCCACTGGAGCAATGGTTACTGTTCCTGCAGGAGCATGGCCAACAGAAGCGAGTGTGTATGGAATACCGGCTGTTAGAGCGGCTGCGCTTGCAGTAATCGCTAGAGCAGATCCGCTTGTGGGAGAAACAAAGCCATTAAACCCACCCAGGTATCTATTAGCAGCATGCCTAAGCTGAATCAGAGCATAGCCAGCAGAGCCAGCGACACTCAGAGGGTTAGTGATTGTGGGAGCAGCACCTTTGGCCGGAGTGGCTGAAGTGCGCATGTAGACGTTGCGAACGCCTTGCCCTTTGAGACTACGAATCCCAAGGCCATTGCCGTTTGCAAGGTCCACTACAAAACTACAATCGATGAGAACGGGTTGATTAGCGTACGAGTAAAATCGTCCGCCATTGTTACCAAGAGCTTGAGCCATAAAATCCCCTTATATGCCCTATCGTATTTCTGCCTGAGCGCTAGGGCCGCTAGTCGGGCAGACGAGTGAGAGATTAAAGGTTCACTCTAGTATTGTTAGAACGCTTCACATAAAAAAACCGGCACCAGGTTTTACCCCAATGCCGGTCTTTAAATTACTCAACTACTAACTTACTGTGGCAAGCTCACGACTGCATTTGCGCCAGGGGCATTGCAAGAAAGGTTGCAATATCCGCCCACGCGAATTTCAACTGCATCGGCCCCAGGAATCGGGAACCCGAGCTGGTCATAGAAGCCAGGGAAGGTCAGGAATTGCGGGAACTTACCTAAGCTGCGCAATTTCCATGTCTTCATGGTCAGGATGAACGCCGTGGCTGCCGGCACGTTACGATCCTGAATGATCGAGATCTCACCATTGGCTGTCGGCAGAACCAACGCCTTGAAAGAGATTTCGACTTCCTCATTTACCTTCGCTTTAATCATCTGATACACGCCTTGACCGGTCAGGTTCTTAACCAGTACCTGATAGGATACCGGGTTAATGAAGATGCAGTCAGGGTCGCCTGCTTCAGAGGACTGAGCAGCAAGTTGGTTTGTCGCATCGATCAGGCAATCCTGAATCGACTCGGCGGAGCCAGCGAAACGAAGACCGGCCAGTTTGGTCGGGCTAACAGATCGGTTGACGCTGAAGAATGAATCGCTTCCACCCGGAGTTGTGGAGGGAACCCAAGCACCCACGCCTGCAACGCAGAGCATGTTAGCCGAATTCAATCCATTGGTGGCAAATGACGTGTCGCCCACGCGTCCCAAGTACGGGAAGCTAGTAGACCAGTTAGTCGGAGTTCCGGCTGTTCCTTGAGCTGTCGCCGAAACAGTGATCGTTCCAGCGCTGGTGTCAACGGCGATAACATACCCCAGGTTTGAACCTGTGGAGATTGTCGCTGTCGAGCCAGAGATGCTGAAGGAGTTAAGCGCCATGTTGACCGAGAACTGATAGACCATCGCCAGGTTATCAAGAGTGATAACGCCGGAGCTGATCGATCCGCTACCCAGGCCATAGGTTCCGCGAACGCCTGAACCATCAGAGAACAGCTGCTGAGCAATGTCATTGGCTGCGCCCATGTAGAGGCTCTTCACGTTCATCTTCGCCGCAGGCATGAAGGCTCCAATGTTCTGAGCCGATGCGCGCAGGAATTGGTTCTGGATCGAACCAACGCGATAGAGATTCACAGTGGTTAACAAGAAAGAAGCTGTAGCAGGAGCAGTCTGATAGCTCTGAGCATTGCCCAGGTTAGCAGATCCGCCGCCACCCACATCGTACAGAACTGGAATCGGGAAGTTCACACCGCCCAAGCCCATTTCGGTCTCGTCTTTGTCTACCCATTTTGTTACTCCTCTTTCGAGGGGAAGAACCTCTTCGGATTCTTCTCTTAGGCTTCTTTTGTTATACCTAAGTTCAGACTATCGCATCCCTTTCGGGTTCTCTCACTTAGTCGTTCAGGCTGCTTTCGCTTGCCCCTTGTTGTCCGCTACCGGAGTTCCAAGTCAATCAGAGAGAATTTAATCAGCACAGTTTAGTTTATGCTGAGGAATCGGTTTTTGTTGAAAACCAGATCCTTCATTACCCAAGCGTCGTCGCTATACAACTGCTTGAGGATTGCTAAATTGTCCTGGCTATTGCTGTATGCAATGGCCGGATTTGCTGGAGTACCCATTTATAGTTACCTCTGTAGTTTTGCCTCTTGCACCCTTCTGATTGCTTCGGCGATTTGTTCCGACTCACTCATGAGGTGAAAGGGCTTAGGCTTAGACTTCACTGAAGTCGCTGCCATGTTTTGTGTTAGAGTTCTTGGTTGAGTTTTCGGAGGCCCCAACACTTTCTCTCCCGAAACCCCTTTTTTAAGCTTGCTAATTGAAGATAATTTCTCTGCTCGTTTGACCAGAGCGTCTTCAATCTCTTTGGCCGCCTGTTCGACGGTCAGCTCTACTCCGTCTTCTTCAAAAGAGTCGTTGATGTGCTGAAGGACTGCTCCTTCGGCTTTCAACTCTCTAATGGTCGAAAACTCATCGCTTCC